ATTAGACACACTGACTGAGTTTTGGCGTAGAGAGATGGCTCGTAAGGTAGGAGAAACAGCAATCGATATATGGAATGGCGAGTCTACAAACTTTGGTGACTTACGCCAAATGGTAGATCAAATAATAAATCAGGATTCTGCTACAGGCATACTGTCAATGCAGAGAGAAGAAACAGATGTAGAGACATTGTTTCAAGAGTTTGATGAAGACCCTGATTTCCCATTTCCATTAACAACACTACATGATGAAGTATCAGGAACCTATAGAGGTAATCTAGGGATTATCTTTGCTCGCCCTGAAAGTGGTAAGTCATCTTTCTGTGCTTTTCTATCTGCAGAAGCTTTACGCAGAGGGCATCGAGTTGGTTACATAATGAATGAAGAGACAGCTAAAAGAATGAAAGCTAGAATATTAACTGCCTACTTTAATGTTCACAAAGATAACTACGAAGATAGCCTAGAAGAAATGAAAGAAGTCTACAAAAGAGAGATAGAAGAAAATCTATACATCATGGATTCTGTAGGCTCAGACATAGCAGAGATAGATCAGTTTGCAAAATTAAATAAAATTGATATACTGTTTGTTGATCAGCTAGACAAGGTTAAGATAGGTGGTGAATTTAGCAGAGGTGATGAGAGATTGAAAGAGCTGTATGTAAACGCCAGAGAGATAGCCAAAAGAAATTTCTGCATGGTGTGGGCTGTATCTCAAGCTAGTTATGATGCTCATGGTAGGCAATTACTAGACTTTGCTATGCTTGATGGCTCTAAGACAGGAAAAGCTGGTGAAGCAGATATCATTATAGGTATAGGTAAAAATCCTGGCGAAGATGATGATACTAGATTTTTAAATGTATCTAAGAATAAGATATCAGGTTGGCATGGTCATGTTGTCTGTGAGATAGATAAATTAACAGGGAGGTACTACGAATGAGTAAAAAGTACATACATGTTAATATGCATAAAATTAGAGCTAATAAAAAACACAACACAAACGAACCTGTTCTTACAGTTAAAGAGGGTAGAAAAAATACCTATGGTCATAGTGTAGAGATATTAGGACCTAGCAAAGTAAGGTATGGTGGTAATGATAAGCCAATACTTCCTTGTGGAGCAAGAGTAGTTATTGAAACAGAAGCAGAGGTAGTAATAACATGATTTTAACATTAGATGTAGAAACTACCTTTATAAAAACAGACAAAGGTTCTGATCCTTCTCCATACGCTGAGGGCAATCAGCTAGTGTCAGTAGGATTTAAAGAAGACGATAAGCCTGTTGAGTATGTATGGTTTTACCATGCAGATAGACCGCCTACAGAAAACAATATGCAGATAGTGCAAGACGCATTAGATAGAACAGATGTTTTGCTAGGTCATAATATTAAGTTTGATTTACAGTGGCTGTTTGCTACTGGTTTTAAATACAGTGGTGCAGTTTATGATACTATGGTTTTTGATTATGTCTGGGCAAGAGGAGTCAAGGTGCCTTTAAGTCTTGATGAATGTTGTCGTAGACATCAGACTCCTACAAAAAAGAAAAAAGGTATATTAGAAAAGTACTTGCAAGATGGTATGGGTTTTGATATAATACCGCATGAAATAGTAGAAGAATATGGAATAGCTGATGTGCAGTCTACCTACGAGGTAGCTTTAAGTCAGTCAAAACAAGAGGGTAAAAGCATTGAGCAAATTGCAGCCTACACTGTGCCTGTCTTTTGAGGTAACGAGAGTCTTAGCAGAGATGGAAAAGGATGGTATCAAGATAGATCGCCAAGCCTTAAACAAAGTTAAGCATGAGTATACTTTAGAAGCTAATGAGCTAGAGAAATATCTTAACGAAGAGATTAAGAGAGTTATGGGTGATACACCTATTAATCTTGCTAGTCCAGAAGATAGATCAAAACTATTATTTAGTAGAGGTGTTAAGAACAAGAAGACTTGGGCACAAACATTTAATCTTGGATATGAGGTTAGAGGTAACGCAAGAAAGCCTAAGCGTAGAACTCCTATGTCAGATGCTCAGTTTAAAAGAGCAGTGGCTAATAACACTATAATACAATACAGGACAGAAGCTACTAGATGCACTGTTTGCAGTGGTTATGGAAGAGTGTCTAAGAAAAGAAAAGATGGCACATGGGGTAAGGCTAGATATATATGTAAATCTTGTGAAGGTGTAGGTATAAAGTATATGCCTACTAATCAAGTAGCAGGATTTAAATTATCTCCTATAAGTATTATGTCTTGCAGTACGCAAGGTTTTAAAACAGATGCAGATGCATTATCCCTATATAGGGAAAGAGGTAACGAACAGGCATTTACTTTTATAGAACGCTACCTAAGATATAACGCAATAAAAACCTACCTTAAAACTTTTGTAGAAGGTATAGAGAAGAATTTAGATTACAATGATCGCATACATCCTCAGTTTATGCAGTGTGTAACAAGCACTGGTCGTCTGTCATCTAGGAGTCCTAACTTCCAAAACATGCCTAGAGGCAAAACATTCCCAGTTCGTAGGGCTGTGGTGTCTAGATTTGAAGGGGGTCATATCCTAGAGGGCGATTATGCTCAACTAGAATACAGAGTAGCAGGTTATCTTAGTCAAGATAAGCATGTTTACGCAAATGTCAAGGGTGGGGTAGATGTTCACAACTTGACAGCTACGATAATAACTGGTAAAGAAAAAGATGAGATAACGAAAGAGGAAAGGCAGAACGCAAAAGCACACACCTTTGCTCCTTTGTATGGTGCTACAGGAATGGGCTTACCTGAGCATATACATAGATACTATTCTGAGTTTACAGAGATATATCCTCAGATAGGAGAATGGCATTTGGATTTAGCTAAACAAGCATTGAAATATAAAGTGGTGGCTCTTCCGTCAGGTAGGGAATACAGATTTCCCTATGTAAGAAGAACAGCCAGAGGAATTACTCATGGAACGAGTGTAAAGAATTATCCTGTACAGGGTTTTGCTACAGCAGATTTACTTCCGTCTGCACTTGTAGAAACCTTTAGGGCATTTAAGAAAAACAACTTTAAATCCCTACTTTGTAATACAGTACATGATAGTATAGTAGTGGATGTACATCCTGATGAACAGGATCAAGTGATTGATGTTGTCAAAGAGTGTATGCTTTCCATACCCCAGCAAGCCAAGAGAAGATGGGGAATAGAGTATGATATGCCAGTAGGCATTGAAATCAAAATCGGAAGCAACTGGTTAGATACTGAAGAAATTTTTTCAAATTAATGCTTGCATTACTTTAGTATCTACTATATAATAGTGTTAAGTCAACTCATAAGGAGTAATAATATGACACAATTAGCGACAAACGAAAGTGCAGACCTCGTAATTCCAGATAATCTGGATAAAGTGTCTGCAGACCAATTAGCAGAATTGATAGGTCAAAGAGAAGATAAGCCTGAAGGCGGAGATTCTTTAGCTAGACTATCTATCAATCATGCACCTGAAGATGATGAGGGTAATACCCTACCTAGAGGTCAGTTTGCTTTATACAATCCTGAAACAAAGGAGAAAGTATTTGGTAAAGATGTGACTTTTAGAGTTTTTATCAGAAGGTTTATGTATAGCTTATGGGATAATGAGCAAGGTGCATACTCAGTTCGCACTACGCAACAAGCCAAGCTCAATGATCAATTTCCAGACAGCGAAGGTGGCTTTAAATGTGGTAAGCTAACCAGAGCACAGATTGAGGAAATCGGTCTAGACAGCCCAGAAGCTGCTGCTTCAGCACTTGTTAAATGTAATCAAGTTCTGTATGGTTTAGTAACAATAGCAGATGGCAAAACTGCTACTGGTGAAGATAGTCCAGTAGAAAATGTTCCTGTTGTATTTTATGGAAAAGGCTCAAGCTACAATGCAATAGCTCAGTATTTTAGAGATGTTGATAAGAAGAATTTACTTTCTCCTAATGTAGTAGCTAAGGCTCATTCTATAAAACATAAGAATGGAGCAACCATTTACTATTCAACTAATTTAACTATTTCTGATACTGTAGATTTATCCAAAGACGATAGAGAGCTACTTGTAGCTTTTGCAGATAGGATAAATTCTTACAATCTCCGAGTGTCAGATGAGCATGCCCAAGCGAATAATGGCGAAGGCGTGGATGCTATCGACCTTGCTGCTGTCGAAGCATAATGAGTGATATTCAAGTTTTCATACAAGATTTCTTGAGTAGAGCTACGAAGGGGGAGGCTGAAATGCCTCCTTCTTTAATTGATGAGTTCAAGGAAGCTTGCGGTCAAGCTTTAGAAAAACAATTTTCTAGAGAGCCAA